ATGGAGACGGCCTGTAACCGAATGTATCACGAAGATAAAGCATTGGCTTATTTTTGTGGAATATGTTGGAATAAAATCCGTGAGATATGAAACCATATCCAGACCAAGAAAAATCGATAAATGAGATATTCCAAAGTTTCGAAACTAAACTAAGACTTCTTTTCTGTTTGGCTACAGGTGGAGGTAAAACGGCTTGTTTCTCATTCATTGCAAAAAAGTTTATTCATAAGTACAAACAGAATGTTTTAGTATTGGCCCATAGAGACGAACTTATTACCCAAACATTGGCCACGCTTCGAACAATTGGAGTTACTTGCGAAAGTGTAGTAGCATCAAAGAAAACATTACAGCATCATTCTGATTGTTATGTTTCGATGGTCCAGACATTAAAGAACAGATTAAAAAAAGATCCTTTGTTTTTAAATGATGTTGGATTAATAATTGTCGATGAGGCCCATTTGGATATGCATAAAGAAATATTCGAATATTATCCATTGGCCAGAATATTAGCGGTTACTGCTACGCCTGTAACATTAAAGAAAATTAACTTTTCGAAGTGTTCAGTATGCGGAAAAAATCACGACACGGTTGTTGAGTGTTGCAATTATGAAACCTATGAATATACTCGTAAATTTACGCTCTCCGAGATATACGAAGACATAATTATAGGGACCAGTATTTCTGAATTAATAATGAATGATAGGTTGGTCCGTGAATTAGTTTATGCAACTGGAAATATTGACCGTAGTAAATTATCGATTGATGCAAAGACTGGTGATTTCGATAATAAATCAACTGACGCACATTATACAAATTCAAGTTTCGATGTGGTTAAAAACTATGAAGAAATTGCTTTGGGTAAAAAAACAATAATATTTAATTCCTCCAGTAAAGTAAATGCCATTGTATTGCAGGCGTTCTTGGATAAAGGATATGAAAACGTGAAATTATTCGACAGCGTAAACGAAACTGAAAACAGAAAAAAGGTCTTAGAGTGGTTTAAAAATACACCCGATGCAATACTATTGAATGTGAATTGTTTCACTACTGGATTTGATGAACCTACATTGGAATGCGTAATAATAAACAGGGCCACATTATCACTTTCATTATTTCATCAAATGGTTGGGCGCGGAGGCCGAAAATGTGATGATATTTACAAGCCTAATTTTATTCATATTGATTTAGGCGGAAATATAGAAGCTCACGGCCGATGGTCGGATGAGGTGGATTGGAAAAGTATATTTTACGGATCAAATGAAAAACCACGCGCTAAAAAAGAAGCTTTGGACCAAACAAAACAATGTCCAGAATGTGGAACTATTCACGCTAAAAATGAAAATTGCGATTGTGGATATATTGAAGAAGAAACTCGAAAAACTGTAATGTCTTCCGAGGTGGCCCAATTAATAGATGAGATACCAAAACCAAACGGACGTAAAATTGTGGCCTATGTTGAAAAAATTGGCCGTGATAAAAATTTTGCGTGGGTGATTTTACAGAACCAAATACTCGATTTATTCATTCGTCACGAAGTAACTTTCGGAACTTATGTTAAGGCTGAGAAAAACGGAAAATTTGAAATATCAATGCGAAACATTATAAAAGAACCTTACGCATCGATACAAGGAAGTAATTTACAAGGTACTTCATTACGGACCAAAGCATATATTATTAACAAAGTAAAAGCTAAACTAAATGATTATTATTCCAGAAAGCAAAATACAGCAACAGGCGTTCATATGGTTCAATAACACATATTGCACCACTAAACAAATCCCGCGTTTGATAATTCATAGCGTACCAAACGGAATACCAATTCCAATACCTCCACAAGAACGGGCCAGAGCTTTGGACCTGCTACATAAAACGGGGATGGTTAACGGTGTATCTGATTTAATGATACACGGTGTATTAGGTCGATGTATTTGGGCCGAATGCAAAACATCTACTGGAGTACAATCCGAAGATCAAATAAAATTAGAAAAGCGCGTCAATGATTTAGGCGGCATTTATATTTTGTTTAGGTCATTAGATGAATTTCAAAAAAAAATATCACATCATATAGTGTGGCTTACTGAAAAATGATTATATTTACAAAACCATTCGGAGCGAGTGGTTTTTTATTCTCTTCCAACGTAAAAAACTTTACAAAAAATGACAAAGTATGAAGCTACTCAAAAGGTAAAAAGAAAGTTAAACTTTCAAACAAAAGAAGAAATTGCAAAAGACATCGGAATATCTAGACCAACTTTAGATGCTAGATTATCTTTCCATAATTGGAAAATTTCGGAGATTACCCATATTAAAAATTGGACTTTATGAAAATAACTGATGCTGTTAAAAGACTGAGATTTACAATTTCAAATAAACATAAACCAAATGAATCTGATATAGAAGCATTAAATGTTATTTTAGAACAATTTAAGTTGGCCGAAGAAAAAACCATTCAAGATAATTTATTGTTTGCTAAATTATACGCGTATGTACTCGGTAAAATGGCTGGCCATTATTCAAGTGCTGACGGTGCGCAATTACATTTAAACAAATTATTAAGCCAACCATTTAACGGCATTATTCATGTTTTAGAAATGGAATTGCGCGCTATGGAAACAAGGCAGGTTTTTGCAGATCCTATGCTCGATTCACAATCACCGTCAAAACTAAGAGAAACCATTATAAAATACCCAAAATTGTATGAAGATTTTGTATCATGCTGGGAATACTGGGACTATGATAATGTAGTGGCCCATCTTAAAAGTAATATAAACCTATCACTTCAAAAATACAAAAATTATGAGTAGTATGTATGATCCTATTGTGATAGAGAAAACAGAAGAAAAGAAAAAAGTTATTTCAATTCTAGATATTGAAAAACACAGAATACTACCTACTGACGACATACCAAAACCAGACGTAGTATTGTCTGTAAATGGAAAAATAATATCTACTCGTAAAAACATTTTTGGGATTACTGGAAAGGCTAAAGTGGGAAAGTCTTTTTTAATGGCCCTTATTAACGCCAGCGTATTAAAAAAAGGAGAGTTCGGAGTTTTATCTTCATACTTGCCAAAAGGCAAAGACGGTATAATTTACATCGATACCGAGCAAAGTAATTATCACGTATCACTAGCATTAAAAAGAATTAAAACTATGATTGACGACGCTAAAATGGATAATTTAAAGATGTACGCTTTTGATTCAGTTCCAACCTTAGAACGTTATGATTATACTGAATTTTTAATAAACAACACCGCAGGAGTTGGATTAGTTATTATTGACGGTATTGCAGATTTAGTAAAAACTGTAAACGATGAAATAATAGCGTGTGATATGGCAGACACGTTACGTAGATGGGCCACAATAAACGATATTGCAATTGGGTATGTTCTACATCAAAACCCGTCCGACAACGCTAAAATGAGGGGCCATCTCGGAACGGTCCTGATGAATAAAAGCGAAACCGTAATACAAATATCTTCTTCAAAAGAAAATGAATCTATAAAATTGGTAGAGACAACCCAAACCCGTAACGCGAAGCCTGATAATTGGAGTTTCGAAATAATTGACGGAGTTCCTGTTATTATGGACCAATGTTATTCAGAGCCAAAAGCGGGACGTAAACCAGTAGTAAAACTAACAGATATTAATAGATATGAATTGTTAAACATTGTGTTTGCAGGCGTTCCAAAAGCACAAGGAATTTCACCTACTGTATTAATAGAAAATATTACAGATGCTTACAATGATAAATACGGCCCAATTGGAGAGACTAAAATAAAACAATTTCAGAATTATTGCAAGGAGAAAAAATGGCTAGTACAGCCAGACGGGCCTAGAACAAATTACTTTTTATATGATTTTTCCGATATTCGTGGGTCGGGGTCGCGAATAGAGTATTAATTAGCGACCTACAAAAGAAAGAAAATTACATTAAAAAACATACGTAGGTCGTAGGTCATAAATACAAAAACAATTAACGACCTACGATTTATGTTAAAATATTACAGAATAATCAAAATTAAGTTAAAAAATTATAAAATCGTAGGTCGTTTTAAATATGACCTACAAAAATTCAAAGGTCGCGAATAGGTACGCCCTTATATACATAAGGGCGACCTAGAAAGCGACCTACATAAGAAACACGATCACTAACCCCCTCCACGTTTGGAGTAAATTAAAAATTAAAAGATTATGAGAAAGAACCCAACAGAACTTATTTTCATATCACAAATTAAGCGTGATGGATCAGGAACTAAAAAAATATTTAAAAAAGACATAAAGCATTTAACAACAAATAAGTTTGCAAAAGAAGAAGAATATGAAATAAATAGACTATCTATATCAGAAGGCACTTATATTGCTTCTGGATTTAATTCATACGTTGTTAAGTTAAAACTATGAAACAACAACTAAAATACTGGAAAGACCTAACCAAGCAACAGAAAGCCGAACTAAAGATAAAACACGGGGTTAAAGTAGTATCGTTTGAGTTTATTTGTAGAATGTTTGAAACGTTAAATAAATGTTAAAAGTTTATTTTATGATTGTGTAATTAGATTTATAACGTATCTTTGACTCAACAAATAAAAACAAACGTTATGAAAACTACTTATTACACAAACAGAAACGGAGCGGAAGCAATTGTAAATGGGTTGACTTCAATATTCGGGACTAAAGAAGAAAACGCAGTAATCGAAAAAACTTATTCTTTAGGATTTGTTAGGTATTCAAAACTAAGTAGAGCTAAAAAATTAGAAGCATTTAAATGTTTGTTTGTAGAAGGGTTTGGATCAGGTATTGAAAATCAAAATGAATTAAAATCAAGACTTGAAAAAATGACAGAACAAGAATTTAAAAGCTTCAAAAAATAATGACTAGCGATGAACTTGAAGCTTGGAAAGGACAAAATAGGCTTCAAGCCATTGAGGGAGCCATAAATTACTGGACTAATAAAAAGACTAAAAACTTTTATTGGTGGGATAAAACAGAATACACTCCTGAATATTGCGATACTCAAATACAATATTTTAAAAACATGAAATTATGAAAGAAACAATTCACCCAGCGCACAAATTAGTACAAGGCGACATTATCAAAGCCACAATAAGACACGAAACAGACGGTTCAAAAAACTTAATAAATGTAGATGTTATGTTTTTAGAATGCAATTTATTAAAGCCAACTATAAATGCAATTTATGAAATACCGTTTAATGAATTATATTTTAAAAATGGAAACTAACATAAACGGGATAGAATTCGAAACAACACAGTTGTTAGAAACAATATCTTGTTACGATCAAGTTTATTCATGTATAGGGTATGACAAAAAAGGATGGAAATACGAAGCCGTTGCTCTAGTTAGTTGTGGCGAAATAGTAGGAGTTACAGATATTAAATCAATATAACAAATGGCACGAAACAAATTACCACAAGGAGAAAAATTAATTCTATTACGAGTTTACGTAAAAGAAAAGTATATAGATAGTGAAAATGAAGCTGAAATAAACGCCGCAGTTGAATTATCTATCGAAAGACATTATAAACTATTAAAAGAGAAAAAACTAAGCTAAAATAAATTATTATGAAAGCAAGACCGATAGCAATGAATTGCACACAAGAACAGTTTGAAAGTATTAAACCGAAGTTGGATAAAGCGGGTATTAGAATTTCAAACATGAGTTCTTTTGAAAAAGACCCGTTTTTGATCAATAATGCATTTGGTTATGAATTATGTGTTTGTAATTTTTCTAGTAAAAATAAAAAAGATAGAGAATTATTCGAAACATGGAACGAACGTATATTTTTAGAGTATTGTGGGGTTGAAGTTGAAGCTGAGAAACACAACTTTCCAAACATGGCTATTATTTGTGAAGAGAAAATAACATTAGAAAGTTATAAAAAAGTATTAAAATTATGCTTTGACAACGACGTTTGCATTTCTGATTTATTTATAAAAAAACCATTGAGCGACGAATATATTTATTTTGGATGGGATGGAGAAAGAATTTCTAGATATTCGCACAACAATGATTTAAAAAAAATGAGTTTTAATGATTTTAAAAAGTTTTTTACAGGTAGTGGTGAAATTTTTAAAGAAGATAAAAAAGAGTTGGTTGTTGGAAAGTGGTATAAGTCTACTTTCAACGCTTTAGTTTTTAACGACAATGGAAAGTTATTAGGTTTTGTTAATTCTGCATGGAAAGATTTTATAATTAATACCTCTGAATTGTCTAAAAAAGCATTAAAACATTATTCAGAAGCCACTCCCCAAGAAATCCAACAAGCATTGGAAAATGAAGCTAGGAAAAGAGGGTTTAAGGAAGGAGTTAAATTTAAAAATGTATGTGGTACGGATAGTAAAATATGTACTTTAATAGGTGAAAAATTTATAATTGGATTTCTTGGACGTAATAATTTACATGAAAAAAATAGTGAGGGAATTATATTCGAGAACGGAATCTGGGCAGAAATAATCCAACCAAAACCAATGACTCAACAACAAATCGAAAAAGAATTAGGTTATGAAATATCTATTATTTAGTTCAATGTTTGCGTGTTCGATGAATGCGCAGACTACAATTCACTTCTACTACGCACCAATTGAACAAACTACAGGAGCAGAAGTTTTGATCCCTGCTCGTAATACTTCGATAAGTTTAGGCGGTGGATTTTCAGGGGCTTGGTACGTACATAAAGGAAGTCCGGAGAAAGAAGAATGGTGCGCACTATACGCGACTGCTTCAACTGGGTATTTAGGCGATTTTCTGATAAAATACAAAGCTGGCTTATGTACTTATATAAAATCAGAAATCGTGTCTTACAAGCCTTTAATTGGAGTTTCTGCAATGTATTCAATTAATGATGATTTTGGAGTTGAGATTGGTTACGATACGTTTAACAAGGCAACTATTGGAGTTGTCGCAAAATTTTAGGAATTATGACAAAAGAAGAAAAAATAAAAGAGGCATATGGTAAATATTGGAATGAAATAAAATCAGCCACTTGCAACAAAACAGGATGGGTAATGAGTGATTATTTCGATTGTAGAGACTATAATATTGATTGCGATTTAGATGATGATAATTTTTTATGGCGTAATAAATCACTTCAAGGAATAGAGAACAACAACGGATGGATTAAAATTGAAAGTGAAGATGATTTGCCGAAAGAACCAGAATTTTATTGGGTAATTGATAAAAATGGAATAATGCACCAAGTCCATTATAAGGACATAACGGTTAGGTACTGTTCACATTACCAACTAATTCAAAAACCTAAACCGCCAATATACTAATGAAACTACCACATAAAATAATCGCAGCACTTTGCGTATCGGCTATTCTAATGGCGTTGTATTTACTAATATTTGTAAAACCTTATTAATTATGGAAATATTAATGTCACATTCAGATTATGAATATTCAATTGATTTACCAAGCGTATCAGATATTGAATTTAGAATTAAAAGCAGGAATAACAGAGCATTCTTAAAACAACCGCTATCAATTGAAATGTTCGTTCCGTGTAAATTAGTTGATGGTTTTTGGGTAGTTTTGGAAGAGCCAATAGATAATACTTGTGAAAATTGCAATCATAAACAAGACTTTGATATCTGTTGTCGTTTTGAAGAATACCAAAAAGCAAAAGAGAGTTGTTTGTTTGAAGGGTTTATTTTTTACAAAGACGATAACGAATCTTTTTCTTTAGACTTAATAAACAGTGATGGCTCAGAAACATTCTGTTTTATGAAAAATGAAACTATAGAGGATTTATTAGGATTTGATTATTATTTTAAACTAACCGCTACGGCATTAAAACAAATAGGATTATGAGCCACACGAAAAGAAAACCAGTATCTCAGTAAGAAAGTATGAAAGAATACTTTTTAAGATTGCGTAATGAAGCGATTGAATTGAGTAAATTGCATAAAGATTTGAAACCTATAAAATATTTGATAAAATGAGTGAATTTAAAGGGACTAAAGGGAGTTGGTATGTAGACCATGAAGAATCTGGTAAAAATGAGTTTGATGTAAAATATACTCCGATATCATCAGATAGAATAAAAACAATTATAGACGTTTATGGAGACGATGAACAATCAGAAGCCAACGCAAAACTAATAGCATGTGCGCCTGAGATGTTGGAAATACTACTTAGGTGTAGTGAATGGATAATCAATTGTAATGAAAATATTCAAATAGTAAAAGATATTGATTCTTTAATAAAAAAAGCAACAGAATAGCGATAGTAGGTTATCGTTTAGATTTGGGGAAATCTGAAAAAGTCATGCACCATGTGTTTCGCATGGCTTTTTTTATTATTTTTGGTTTTTATAATGGAATGTAGTAACTTTGGGGGATTATGGCGTACGATAGAGCAGAGATTTTCGAGAAAGCAAAAGAGCAAGTAAAAGAACATTCTTTATATTTTGTAGAGGACGTTGTCGCTTTTCTGCCTATTTCAAAACCTACTTTTTACGAATTTTTTCCTGTAGATTCTAACGAATTTAACGATATAAAAGAACTTTTAGAAACTAACAGGATAACTACTAAAGTTAAACTTAGAAAAAAACTTGGTGAAGGGGATAAAGCAGCTGAAATATTAGCTTTATATAAACTAATAGCTACAGAAGATGAAAGAAAAGCTTTATCTATGCAACACGTTGACCATACCACCAAAGGTGAGCAAATAAATGTTATATCGCTTGGAACTGGAATAAAACCAAATGAATCTACTTCTTAAACAAGAATACGCCACTTATTACTTAAAAGATAATGAAACTACAGAAGTTCTTTATGGAGGCGCTGCGGGTGGTGGTAAATCTGCTTTAGGTTGCCTATGGTTAATTGAAATGTGCCAAACATACCCTGGTACTCGTTGGCTCATGGGTAGGTCAAAATTAAAAACATTAAAAGAAACTACTTTAAATACTTTTTTTGAACTAACATCTAACTTAAATCTATCTAGTCAATTCAATTATAACGCACAATCAAATGTTATTTATTGGAATAACGGATCAGAGATACTTTTAAAAGATTTGTTTCTTTACCCTTCAGACCCTAATTTTGACAGCTTAGGCTCTTTAGAAATAACAGGAGCTTTTATTGATGAATGCAATCAGTTAGTTTATAAAGCTTGGCAGGTTGTAAAATCACGTATCCGTTACAAGCTTAAGGAATTTAATTTGATGCCTAAAATGTTGGGTAGTTGCAACCCTGCTAAAAATTGGGTTTATAAAGTATTTTATAAGCCTTATAAAAACAAAGATTTAGATATTGAAAAGAAGTTTATTCAAGCTCTGCCTACTGATAACCCACATCTACCACAATCATATTTAAACGCTTTACTTTCTTTGGATAAAAACAGTAAAGAACGTTTGTATTACGGTAATTGGGAGTATGATGACGACCCTAGCGCATTAATTGATTTCGATGCTATTTACGACTATTTTAACCCAATTCATATTCAAAAAACAGGGATTAGATATTTAACAATTGACGTGGCTAGGAAAGGTAGAGATAAAACAATTTACCGTGTTTGGGATGGTTTTTTATGCGTTAAACGTGTTGCGTTAGCAGTATCAAAAGTTAACGAAGTAGTTGATGTCGGACGTAAATTAATGCAAGAATATTCAATTCCTTTATCTAGGGTTGTAGCTGACGAGGATGGTGTAGGAGGCGGGGTTGTAGATTATTTAAAATGCAAAGGATTTGTAAATAATTCTAAAGCCTTGAATGGGGATAATTATAGTAATCTAAAGTCGCAATGCAGTGTTTTAATGGCTAAAAGGATTTCGGAACGTGGATGTGGTGAGATGTGTGATAATAAAGATATTCGTGATATTGTTGGTGAAGAAATGGAGCAAGTAAAGCTAAAAGACATTGATAAAGATGGCAAGGTTACTATTGTTCCAAAAGACTTAATGAAAGAGCATTTAGGCAGATCTACAGATGATTGGGATTCTATTATGATGCGTGAATTTTTTGAATTAGCTCCTGCGTGGTTCGTAATATAAAATAATTTATTACTTTTACAAATAATTTACTATAAAAGAAATGGGTACATTCGATAAGCTCCGTGAAAAAGCTATTAACATACTTAGCAAAAAAGCGATTAATTTAAACGTTAACTGGACACTTTCTAAAAGTGGCGAATGGGTTTATCCAGATTCTAAAAGCGATACTTACATTGATAAAGGATATAAAGAATTGCCTAATGTTTACGGGTTAATTGAAGCTATTTTAAGTAAATCTACAATAGTACCATTCGAAGTATTTAAAGTAAAAAGCCAATCCAAAGAATTGAAGTATAAGGCAATGATGAAAAGTGGAAACTACATCAAAGCATTGAAGTATAAAGCAGAGGCTTACGACAAAGTTGACAATTCTGTTATTGAACAGTTGTTGCTTGCTCCGAACGACTACCAAACAATGAACGAGCAAAACTATGATATTGACGGTTATAAGTTATTAACTGGTAATTCTTATTTATATCATATCGGAGTAGGTTCAACACACGAATTACACACATTGCCAG